CCAGCTTGCCAGCTGATGCCTGATCAATGGTCAGCTCAACCAGTGCACTGCTGGCAGCCTGCACAGTCTGCTGCCATAGAAGCAAGGTCCTTTCATTCAGTTCAGCACTGGCACCTGCTGAGGCTGCCAGCAGTGCGCGAACGTCAAGCGCTCGCTCGTTAAGGCTGGCAATGGTTGCAGGATCAGAAAGGATCCCATCAAAGGAAGCAACGGTCAGCGACGGAACCGCCGCCGTAAAGGCTGGTGCGATGGTCATGGTTTTCGTAGCAATGATAAGGGTTTTCGTCTGGGGATACCGTCCCCACTGCGGAACATAAACGATTTAATCCCACCCTGTCAACCATTTCCATATACCCAAACCATCAGGCTTCCTTATATACCCAAACAGCTGTTCCGGTCAATTAATGGAACCATGGTTCCATCCCACCCTAAACAAATGAACTTTAAGCTCAGCACTTTAATTTACTGCTATTGCCTTACCTGTCTTTATTCATATTGTTCGGTACGTTTGGCTTAATTAACCCTAGGCCTATTGGCATTAATAATATCAGCGCTGCTTAGCTTATTAATCCCTTGCTGCTCCCTGTTCATATTAACCAGTCTGGTAAGCATAAACACAACCTGTCAGCTATCTATTAATAATATCAGCGCTGCTTAGCTTATTAATCCCTTGCCACCATCTTAACTACTCATCAGCCCTGGCCTTCCTGTTCATCACGGGCCGGGAGTCCGGGTAGCCAGAAAGTCAGCAAGCGAGAATGAAAATCATTCTCAGGTCCAACGGAAGCGGGGCCGACTGCAACCACCATGCTTATGTTATATGTAAAAACATTAGGCTCAGTCATGCACTGGCCCCAGCGGCAGAGCGGACACCGACGTTGGGGCAGGCCCCCATGGGGGTAACGGCGGGTACGTGTATATGCGTAGACCCACGCAGCGATTAGGAACGAAAAAGGCTAACAGTGGTGGGGATGCTGGCCTGGGTTAACAGGAAGAGCATTCTGGACAGATACATCGAAGGAATTGTTCAGTTCATCGGCGTTCTAATCGGGTAACGCAACAAGCTTCGATATAAATTTAAGGTGTAAATGGATTTGTTTAATTTTTGGATCCGCGAACGGATGGGGTGGGTGGCGGCAAGACGTTGGACTGGGATAGGTGAGGGGGGACAAAGGCAAATCCCTTGGTATGACTGATTGGCATCGTTGTCTCCACTGTCCCAGGGGCTATGAGGGGTGGAGAGGATGGGGCACGGGGGTCCGCTCTGGTGTTTTGGTGTCCAGTCGGATCGAGCCCCCCTTAATAGATCAATAGTGTTTCTCGATGGTTGGGCGATGTCAACCGTCGAACGCAGAAAATGCTATGTTCTTGTAGTTTCGATTTCCCAAACCCCTTCCAGCGCAGTGGCCGGGCAAAGCAACAGCGCTGGAAATGGCAGGGGCCGTCAGTTGGAGGACTGACAAATGGATGGTAACTGGCTGGATCGTTTTGATGGAGGTTTCTCGATGCAACACCATGAACGAATGGAGGAAGTAGGGCGGATGGTTGCGGAGGGGCAGCTACACCCGAGGGATATTGGGGTGCTGTGGTTCCTGCAGGGGAAGATGAACTACAGGACGGGCAGGGTGAGCGTGAGGGCTGATGCACTGGCGGAGATGGCCGGAATATCAGCGATGCAGGTACGGGCATCACTGAGCCGGTTACAGAAGGCACTGGTGATTGCTAGGTATCAGGACAAGGAGAGCGGGCATCGGTATTACATCATCAACCCGTACATTTGTTCTGTTGGTGGGAAGAAGACCCAGGCGTGGCTGTGGAAACAGTTCTCATCCGTACATGAATAGCTATAGTTCATATGTACTTAATATAAATGGGGATAGAAGTGATGGACTGGAAGATGATCCTTGCCGCAGCTGGCATAGATGAACCACCTGGCTATGGTGACACCGTTCAACTAATAGAGCGGAACCGTGGTTCCACAGCTAAGTCTGTTCCAGTTCTGCACCCTGTTAATGCGCGAAACAGGAATGGTTCCCGCAGACGGAGGGTTAACACCAGTTCAGGCACAAGTCGTTGAATATCTGGAGAGCGGGCCCAAGAGGAAGGTTTTAGCAGCGTTTCGTGGGGCAGGGAAGTCAACGCTTGCTGCCATGTACGGCAAGAAACGGCTATATGACAATCCAAACCTAAAGGTGTTGATTATCTCAGCATCACTGGGCAGGGCCGAGGCCATGACGGCATGGATGTTGAAGACAATATCTGACCTGAACTGGCTGAGGCATATGCAGCCAAACACCCATGACGGTCGCTATAGCAGGATTGCATTTGATGTAGGTAATTGTACGTTCATTGAGCAGAGCCCATCAGTTAGGGCAGCTGGCATCAATGGGCAGATCACTGGTAGCCGAGCTGATTTAATTATTGTTGATGACTGCGAGACACCAACTACCGCACTAACCCATGTCCAGCGCTCAAAGCTAAGGAATGCGCTGAACGAACTGGAGGCAATTCTGAAGCCTGGGCCTGAATCTGAGATTGTGTACCTGGGCACACCGCACTCATCAACGGACTCGATCTACTTCACGTTAAATCGTGAGCTTAATTATCAGATGCGTATGTGGCCCGCCAGGGTGCCAAAGGATGTTATTCCCTACCGCAATTGCCTAGCCCCAATCATTGAAAAACAGGTTGGCGTTAGGGATGAGAGACCCACTGATACACGCTTCAGTGAAGACGAGCTGCTACAGCGGCAACTGTCAATGTCGCCAATGCAATGGCGGCTGCAGTTCATGCTTGATGCAACGCTTAGCGATGTTGAACGCTACCCGTTGCGCTGTGCAGATCTGATGGTAACGACGATTGATAGGTTCCTGCCTGAAATCGTCATGTACGAAAAAGGTCGTCATCTAGCTCTTGAGGATCTCCCCTGTGTTGGCATGGCGCATGATTCGCGCTTCTACCGCCCAGCCAAGACAGAGGGAGCTGTCTCAGTGGATGGCGCATCGACTGTGATGGCCCTTGACCCGTCTGGTGGTGGGGCAGATGAATTTGCCTGGGCGATTGTTAAGGCATTAAACGGCAATTATTTCTTGGTGGAGAGCGGTGGGCACCTGGGCGGGGTTAGCGAAAATCTATGGAAGCGGTTAGCCGGACTAGCCAAGAGCCACAAGGTAAATGAAATCCTTGTTGAAACTAACTTTGGTGGCGTTGAAGTGTACGCTCAGCTGCTAAAGCCGTTTCTAACTGCCGCAGGCCATCCCACTACAGTTACGCCAATACGATCAAACAAGCAAAAGGAGATGCGTATTATCGACACGCTTGCTCCTGTTATGCAAACGCACAGGATGATTGTAGATCAGCGTGTTGTTGAAATGGACGCTGAGATATTAAAGAGTGCTAAGGACGAAAGGGATACAAGCTACAGCCTGTTTTATCAAATGACACGATTAACATATGACCGTGGCTCATTGCTGCATGATGACAGGCTGGATGCCTGGGCGATGGCAGTTCAGTATTTTCAAGAACAGGCAGCGCAGAATCAACAGTTGATGAGCGAAGCCAGAAAGACTGAGCTGTTAATGGCTGAGATTGAGGACTGGAATGGCAACGTGATCCTTACGCCGCAGCGATTGGCGATGGGCATGAGCTTAGAGCAAGCCAGGTTGGCGGGCTCAGGCGGCAGGCACAGCTGGTTCTAAATACCCTTGCTATTTCGAGTGTTTAGCTCCTTAGAATATGGTGGTATCGGCTGAATTACATCACGTGTCATGTCAAGCATATCAAGAGTATTTTGACGATTGGTTATTTTTAGCTGCTCTAATACTGCCTTGTTTTCTTTGTTTAACAATGGGACTTTGTATACCTGATACTCCTTCTTAACATGCTTGAGCATTTCAGCATATTTGGTAGGCTCTAATGTGCCATCTTTTTTCTTCCAATAAATTTGTCTTGGGTTTAATGCTTCTTCCATTATTTTGTCTGCTTTCTCTATAGAACCATTGTACCGAGCTAATTCACTGTAAATATCTACCATGGAGTCCATGTAATGCCTAGGCCAAGCATGAAAGTTATATGGATTATTGTCGTCCCAGCTACGAGTCACTTCTCTGTTGGCCATTTCATTGATTTTGTACGCTCTGTTACGCAGGAAATCTTCGTTGTAGCGGGCGTTACTCAGTGAACTTTTCTTGACATCTCTCAATTGGTTCTCACGCTGCTTAAATTCTGAGGCAAGTGGATCCCAATTTTCAATAGCCTTGTTGACCGATTGAATACGATTAATAACTAAATCACCCAGAGCCCTACGTTTCTGCAATTGGTTAGCTTGCTTTTGTGAAAAATCTGCTTTGCTCTCACCCCACCATGGATACCTTTCACCATTCATATCATCTTTAGCTATTCTTTCCATTAGTGGTCTACCAGCCTGCTTTAGCATTTTATTTACAGGCAATGCCCTAAGTTCTGCAACATCATCTTTGACCCCAGAAAATGGGGTAAAACTATTAACAGCCGGATCAGCGCTCGCTCCTGGGGTGCCCTGGTCTAAAAAATTAAGTCCCATGGCTGTGCTCAGTTTGGTGTTAATAGCATCAGGCGTTCTAGGTCTTCTGCACTAGGTATAGCTGACTGAATCGTGTTAAGTGATGGTGCCACATCAGGCACAGCAGTGATGTTGTTATCTTTCAGGAACTTTAGGCCGAGTTCTATACCCTTGATCCGCTCCCGTGGGTCATCGCTTTTAATCAGCATTTCAATTTCAGTCCCCAAAAGTCCATGAAGACTTGCCAGTTGGTCTTCCGAAGCCCTTGTCATGGCGCTATTGTGCAACTGTCTACAGGGTACAACCAACATGACCATGAAGAAAGGCGGCAAGGGATCTAAAGGTGGCGGCAAAAAAGGCTGCTGAGATGAACCCGGAGCAAGTAGCTCCAAATGTCTGGGCCTACTGCCCTCAGGACGGTAGCCCCAGAATTTTCATAGCCAGATGGAAATGCTCATCAAGTCATTCGATCAGGGTGTGTAACGCCCTGGAGGATGCAAAGACCTTTGCTGAGACCGGTCGTAGCCAATGACGTTTAGCCGCCCACGGATCGGACCAACTGATGCGATGGGTCGCATCACAAGGCCGAATGAACAGCGTGGGGCTGATCGTGTCTATGTGCCCGAGGTTAATAACGCAAGGTTTACTGACAACAGAAATCCAAGTGTTATACGCGCCGCAGGCGAAGCAGACGCTGCGCGTATCGGCCAGTTCATGCAAGGTATCAGCAAGTTAATTGATACTGGTGTAGAGGTAATTGAGAAGAAGCTTGATACAAGCCAGTTAGAACAGGTAATGGCCAAGCCTGAAACGGCTGATGCCATTAGGAAATGGGATAAGGAATCCAGGGATATGTTTGCTGGGCTGCGCCCAAACGTAAGGGACCAGATTGGCGACATGAGCGCCCAGCTAAAAATATCAAACTATCAAGATCGTTTATCTGTTGAGGCACTGAAACAGCCATCGCTGTATTTGGGCAAGCCAGAGGATCAAACTGAAGAGCAATATAGGAAACAAAAAGCTCTTGCCCGAAAAGATTTATATGATCGAGTCGCCAAGGAAACAGGGCTTGATCAAATTGAGCCACGTTATTTAGCTAGGCATATTGGGAAAAAAGCTGCCGCAGAAGCTGCTACATATGGAATAGAGGAAAAGGAGCGCTATCAAAGGGATGCAGAAAAGCGCGATGCAATACTTGGCGAAGCTATGGTTGAGTCGCTTAGATTTAACTTTCAGTCTGTTCGTGGCGCAGAGGCAGCAGTAAATGACCCAAAGGCTAGCCCAGAGCAAAAGCAAATAGCACAAACACAGCTTAATTGGGCTAAAGCCAAAGGCAGTGAAAATTTCAGGAATACTGTGATGGGTCAAATGTGGGAGCGGGCAAATGATCTTGGAATGAAGCCAAGTGAATTTGCCACGAAGTTACTGTCATCAATAAATACTATTGCATCCCAAGGGACCATTGCAGGCGAGCCCCAGTCGTCAGAAGAAACACAAAGAATGCTTAAAGATATAGGAGAATTATTTAATGGAAAATTTCAAATACCTGGCATAGGTGTAGACCTGATGAGCATTCCTGTAACGCAGGGTGGACTTACATTGCCAGCCGCGATACAAGAGCTTCAAAATAAGTATTACCCTGCACTAAAGCAGGCTAGGGCTGATGAACAGTTTAGAGGGCAATTTCCTTACATATTAAATGCAGCTCAGGGCGATACTGCTGCTCAAGCAGGCATAATAAATCTAATCAATGCCAACAAGAATAATCCTAATTATGATTTTAAGCAAGCTATATCAGTGCTGGATAGCGTAAGAGGAATGCTTAGGCAGCCAACTCAATCTCAGGAAATGAACTTTGCTGGGATAGTGGCTGAAATGAATAATCCGAATGCAGATAGAGCAACACTAAATCAAAAAATTAGCGAGTATGCTAATTCTGGCAAATTGCAGTGGGACCAAGCCGCAAGGCTATTTGGCCAAAATCAAGAACGCAATAAGCCTGGTGGCAATAGAGAGAGCCGCATACATAATGCTATGCAAGAAAGCTCTCCATTTTTTGACAATATAACTCGGCAATGGG